TCAAATTTTTGTTGTTTTTGGATCCTTGATTCAGCAGTAGCAAAGTATTTTGGATCCTGTTCTACGCCAATCGCACTCCTACCCAATCTCTGGCATGCAACCAAGGTAGTGCCTGATCCAAGGAACGGTTCGAACACACACCATCCGGGATCACAGTAGCTCTGTATGAGAAATTCAAACAGTTTGATTGGTTTTTGTGTAGGATGTAGTCCTCTTTCTTGGGCATAGTGTAGCACACTCCTAGGATGTCTAGTTCCTAGATTATTGATTTCGCCACTTCCACGATATCCTGTGGCTTCACCTTTGCTCCTTGTGGCACGCCAACTGTAGGGCTTGCCCTCTTGCATCTGTGGTTCATAGTAACTGCCACCAAACACTAGGATCTGTTCGTGGACTCTGTTTGGTGAACGGCTTACCTGGCCAGTGCCATTTGGTTTCTCCCACACAAGGTCATGCCTAAATCTCAGTGGTGACGTATTGATCAATTCAACTGCCAATCGCATCTGACAAGTCATTACAACAGTTGAATCAGAGTGTAGCCTAGGATGGATGGCACTCCAAAACTCTTCAGCAACAAAACCACCATCCCATGAACAACCGGTTGTGTTGTAGGGAGGATCCGTTACAACACAATCGATGGTGTCTGGAAGATGATCTTGCCAACGTCCTTGGTGTAGACTAAGCATCAAAAAGTTTTTCAAAGTCAGTTAGGATTTCATCTTCTGATACTGCTTCGAATTCAATCTTTGAAAACTTTCTAGGAAACACCTGATGGACTAATTCAAGGATTGGTGTTATGTTTTCAATCTGTCTAAGGCTCATGTCGCCTTTTGACAGTTTTTGAACTGCTCCACTCAATGCCGCCAATGGTGTGTTAGGATTCCAACTGTATTCTCCTGACTTGCCAAAATGCTTGGCGTTTCTCTCACTTGACATACATTCATAGAATTTCATATGAAGTGGATCTGTTGAACTGCCAAGTTGACAAATGAAGTGTTGGATCTCCATTAGTTGACGTTCTAGGATCTCATGATCCTGACGTGTCATCTTACAAAAAGGATTGCCCTTTTTTTCTTTTGTGATTGGTGTATATTTGTATTTCATATTTTTCTCCTTTATACTGCCTTACTCATATATTTAGCCAATACCTTAGTTATCAGCATAAATAATGATACACTCAAACAAGGAGAAAGTCAATGAGAAATGGCGATGATTTTTTAATTAAACAGAAATTGGTCCAACTATTGACCTTGGTAAATGGCGGTATTACATTTGGTTATATTGCTCTAATTGTATATGCCATAGTCAAATTGGTAGAAATGATATGAAACAGTGTAAAAGTTGGTATCTACCCACATGGGACACACATTTTGAACAGATGTTGAACGGTAGCAGTGATGATACCTATCAACAACCACAGAGAACCCTAGCACTAAAACACACACCAGATAGAAATAGGGTAATAGACATAGGTGCCAATGTAGGATTTTGGAGCAGACAGTTCATACATGAATTCAATGCCGTTGAAGCATTTGAACCAATGAGAGAAAATAGGATCTGTTGGTGGAAAAATGTAGATTCTGATTGGCACAATTGGAACCTCTATCCTTTTGCCCTAAGTGACAGACCAGGCAAACAAAGATTCTATTGGGATCCTAATTGCTGTGGCAATGCTGGTCTATCAAGTGAAGGTGTAATACAAGGTCCAAAAGAAGCAGATAGACCAACCAAACTATTGGACACTGAAGTAGAAGTTAGGACGTTAGACAGTTTTGAATTCAACTTGGTTAGCCTAATAAAAATAGACTGCCAAGGACTAGAACTTGAAATACTCAAAGGTGGTTACAACACTATCAAAGCAGAACTGCCTACACTATGTTTGGAACTGCCAAGAAGAACAGCAATGGAAGTTCAAGAATACAACATGGTCAAACAATGGCTAGAACAATTCAATTACAACAATGTGGCAACACATGGTAAGGACACGATATGGGTATCTACACAGAGCTGAGAAAAGAATATCCTAGGACTTGGCGCATATGGTATAGGATGAATAAGAGATGCGAAATAGGAGAAAGATGGTTTGCTGACGTAGAAGTATGTGATGAATGGAACAGAGAAGTCTGTGGTGAGCAAGGATTTATACAGTTCGTAGATGACATGGGTCCAAATGAAACAGATGGTGAGATCACAAGGATTGATATGCACTACAATTACACACCAGGCAACTGTGAATGGGTAAATGACAGACGCATAACACAGAGCAGAAAAAGATTGTATTCTACACCATGGGGACAACTGTTACAACTAGGCAAGTCCAAAGGTATACATCCTACGGTAATTTGGCAATGGAAGAAAGCAGGCCTTGATGTCCTACAGAAAATCAAAGACTGGCAACCAAGATGCGGATGAGTGAATGGGATCCGTATGAACATCTAATGAAATTGACTACATTGGTTGAACAGTTAACCGAAGCACATAACAAACTGAGTGCCCACTACGAACAGCAGATGAAAAGGGTGGCACTGTTAGAAAAAAGGGTAGACGAACTTGAAACAGACATACTCATGGATTATACTAAACGGACCTAGCAGTGCGAATTGGCAAGGCACAACACTACCAGGTCCGGTATGGGGCTGTAATTTTGCCTATAAGGATTTTGATCTAGATCATTTGTGTATAGTAGATCAACAAACAATAGATTCAGTGTTACAAAACGAACCTAAAATAAACATAAGAGTTAGAGCAAGGGCTAGAACATATCCCAAGCATTGGCAAGGTTGTAGGATACCAGGATTGGATGCCGGTAGTTTTGCACTAGAGCAAAGCATTCTAACATATCCTACCCACACTCACATCGTAATTGGTGGCGATGGTGTGTTAGGTATAGATCACATGACCAGATATCGTTACGCATGGCGACACAGTCAATTGGTCCAAGCCAAGACACACAAACTACACCGAGCAAGTTATATCCAAGTGTGCAAAACACACAGTGAAGCACAAGTGATATTCGTAAGCAACAAACGAGAGGATCAATTTTTTAGGTTAGAAAATGAAGACACGATTAGAAAAACATATTTGGCATTGGATGTTTAATACCTTAAGTGTTCCTAGGAAGGAATTCAACGGTCATCCTATCTGCCCATGGATAGTAAAATACCAAGACAAGATACACATCAAGGAAGTAAAACAAGGCCTAAAGGAACCTATAGCAAACGCCGTTGAACTGCTAGGGCCTCTAAATCTTGCGGCAGTGGTATTGGCATTTCCAAACAAACCACCTATTGGTAGCATACGCAAGGTCTGTGATGAACTATTAAATGTTGAAACAAATGACAACATTGAAATACTAATAAATGATCATCGCAAACGAGGACCCATAAGAGGTGTGTATACCGGCTATGCCAAATGCGATCTTGTTATAGTTCAGAACCTAAGATTGCTAAAATTAGCCAGAATTCGTTCTAAAGAAGCCGGATATTATAAGACCGACTAAATACAGTTGATCGATCAATAATACAAAGGAGACATATATGTCCACAATTACCTTAAGGAATACCAAAGGGTCTGCGTTGACTTTTACAGAGATGGACAACAACTTCTCCAATCTCAACACAGACAAACTAGAGAATGTATCAGCTGATACAACTCCACAACTAGGCGGATCACTAGATGTAAACGGAAACAAAATTGTTTCTGTTAGTGATGGCAACATTGACATTGAGCCAAATGGAACAGGAAATGTTCTACTAGGCAATTTTACATTTGACGCAGACCAAACTGTTGGTTCTGGCCAAGATGATTATGTTTTAACATACAACCATTCAGCAGGCACAATTAGTTTAGAAGCCTCAGCAAGTGGTGGCATCAGCAATGTGGTTGAAGACACCACACCACAACTTGGTGGTGATCTTGACGCACAATCAAACAACATTACAAATTTAGGAACTGTCAACGGACATACAATACCAGGTGGCACAGGCACATTTGCCCTAACATCACAACTAGGTATTTCAAATGTAGTTGAAGACACAACACCACAACTAGGTGGTAATCTAGACGCACAGTCAAACAACATTACCAGCCTTGGCACAGTAAACACCCACACAATTCCAGGTGGCACAGGCACATTTGCTTTGACAAGTGATATCACATTTTCAAATGTGGTAGATGACACAACACCACAACTTGGTGGTCAACTTGATGTTAATGGACAGGCAATTGGTGACGGCACAAGAGAATTATTGACATTTACTGAAGATGGTTCAGCAGTTAATCACATAAACATTGAAAATGAAGCAACTGGGGCAGGTCCAATACTAAGTGCCGCAGGTGACGACACAAACGTGAATCTACACCTTAAAGCCAAAGGCACAGGACAGGTTGTTGCTGAAAGCACATTGAACAGTCAGACAGGCACAAGTTATACCGCAGTTTTAGGTGATGCTTCAAAATTGATCACAATGAATAACGCATCAGCCAACACACTGACGATTCCACAAAACAGTTCTGTGGCGTTTCCAATCGGAACAAAGATTGACATCGTTCAATTAGGTGCTGGTCAAACCACAGTAACAGAAGACAGCAACATGAACATCAGAAGAACACCAACACTGAAACTGAGAGCACAATACAGTGGGGCAACTTGTATTAAGATCGCCACAAACGAATGGGTATTGGTAGGCGACTTGGCGGAGTCGTAATATGATTAGTGGATTTCAATTTGGAATGGCCGCCGCCGGTCATAAGTTCTCAGGCGCATCAGGACTTGCCGCAACTGATCCCAATCTTAGTTTTTTCCTAACTGATACTTCTTATACGGCACAAGCAAGTGCCACAAATTCCGTAACACTTGCTTTTTGGATGCGTATGGATTCAACAGCATCAACAGGAGAGCAAACTGTTTTCAGATTAGAAAATGGTTCCTCAAGTGTTATCTTCCTAAATGTTGATAACGGAAACGAAAGAATACGTTATGGTGTTTTCAATAGCAGTTGGCAAGTTGACAGAGTTTTTGATTTAGGCACAGGTGTTTTTGGAGATGGCAATTTCCATCACATAATGTATGCTAGACAAGGCTCAACAGATTATGCCTATGTAGATGGAAGTCAAAAAACTGTTAGTCAAAATCCTGGCAATACTGGTAAGAACAATGGAGATGCTGGTAACCATCACTGGGACAACTTTTCAACAGGTATTATCCTAGCAGAAAGCACAGGTGGTGGAAACAAAGTAGATAATCCTATTACGCAGTTCTACCTTGATGATGGATATAATGATCTAACAAGTTCTAGTGTAAGACAAAAATTTTACAACGGTGGAGCAGTTGATATGGGCAGTGACGGAACAAGCAGTGGTCTAGGTCAACCAGTTCATTTCTTTGTAGGTGGCGCATCTGATTTCGCTTCAGATGGCGGTACATACACAGACAATTGGACAACAAATGGAACAGCAGACACTGACATTGATGAAAGCAACGGACCACAATTCGCATAAGGAGAATATAATATGAGTTGGCCATCAGGATCAAAAGCAGGTACTACCCACGTTGATAATGGAAATGATTTATTAAGAAACGCTAGGGCAGACATAAAACAAAACATTGATAATGTAAATGATATTATTGATGAATTCAACATTAGTTCTCCAAGCGACGGAGACTTACTACAATATTCTAGTTCAACAAGCAAGTGGGAACAGGTAGCAAGTGGGTCAATAGGCGCGGCAGGGCAACAGGCAATAATAAAGGCAGACGCAACAGACTTAAATTTAGATAGTGCTGGTAACAGAGCGTCTGGAGTCTTGAAAATACCATTATCAGAAATATTTGATGGTGCTGGATTCATATCTATAAGCAATGATCAAATAAGTTTAACAGCGGCTACATATTGGTTAGAGTTTGAATCAACCATTGACAAAGGCACTGGTACAACTTCAATTGACGTTCGTAATGCCACAGATGATAATTTAATTGCGGAAGTTACCCCTAAATCCGCAACCGCAGATTTCAATACAAATTTAGTTTTCACACTTACAGGCACAAAAACAATTGAATTCAAAGCGACTGTAGATAACAACTTCACAACGTCAGGAAGAGCGTTTATACGCATATCTAAGTACACATAATGAGAATACACATAAATACTGTATCGCGATATAAAATAATTAATCAGGAGGTTAACCTATGAGCAACGCCGCAAGTAACTATTTGGAAGAAAGAGTTTTAGACTTCTTCCTTAAGAACAACGCACAAAGCACATCGTCTCCTTCTACAGTTTTCGTTGGACTCTTTAACACAGATGACAGTTCAGGAGCAACGGACGAACTATTAGAAGCAGGCACACTGACACATGAATGCCAAGGTGGTGGATACCAAAGAAAAGCAGTAACTTTTGGAACCATTTCAGGTGGATCAGTCAGCAACAGTGGAGCAATTACGTTTCCAACAGCAACAGATGGCAACTGGGGTACAATCACCCACGTAGCAATCCTTGATGCTGAAGCACAGGCTAAAGACAATGATTCAGCAGGAGCAGGTAACGTATTATTCTACGGCGCACTGACTACAGCTAAAACAATTGAGTCAGGTGATACGTTTGAAATCCAGGCATCAAATTTGACAGTCACATTAACTTAATAGAACACAAGGATATTACTTGTGTCTTACGTTAGTGACATATATCTAGCCACAGGCTATACGGCAGATGATTATGTTACTGGTTCCTATGTAGCAGAAGACTATGTAAGTGGTGTAACATTAGGTGAAGCCAGTCTTACAAGCACAACAGCAGTATCAGTAACCTGTACTAGGATTCGTCCTGGTGAATCTAGCCTAGTAGGCGCATCAGCACTTACCTGTTCAGCACCTCAAACCAAGAGGGCAACGGTATCAATAGCTGGTGCCTTGACTGCTTCAATAACGGCAAAAGCAACAGCAGGCCTTGAAGCAAGCCTTACAGCAACCACATCACTAACAGCCGCAGGTGTACAAACCAAACAAGGTGAAGCAGACCTTGTTGGATTTGACAGTGACAATCACACATGGGAAGGCAGAACTTCATGGGATGATGCGGCACCAAACACATGGGCAGGCACACTTACAGCTGACGCCATAAAGAAAAAGTCAGGCATCGTAAACATTGCTGTACAAAGTTCATTAACTGCCACAGGCGCTCTTACAGTAGACGGAGCGGCATTGGTAGCCAGCTTAGGTACTCTTACAGCAACACCAAACAGAATAAAACAGTTTGAAGCAACACTTACAAGTTCTTCAGCTGTAACTGTAGATGGTGATTTAACACAAACAGGCACAGTATTAGCCGCAAGTTTAGGCACTGTTACAGCAGAAGGTTTGAGAATACGTTCAGGTGAAGCGTCAGTACAAGGCACATCAAACTTAGAAGCTACAGCAAGAAGATTAAAACTAGGAACAGCTAACCTTGTAAGTTCATCACAGGTTGATTCAATAGGTGGATTTACAGCGGTAGGTAGTGCTGACCTAGTATCAACAGCAACATTAACAGCAGTTTCTCAAAGTAAGTTTTCAGGCACAATAGATCTAACAGCAACAGGCACATTATCTTCAACACCATCAGTGACAAGAGGCTTTACAGGCACATTGACAAGCACAACATCACTATCAGCTATAGGTGGAGCTTCCTTTAGTGGAACAGCCACACTTAGAGCATTCAGTGCCGTGCTTTCAACAATAACAATTTACAACATAGATCCGTTCCGTGTATTAGCAATAGATAATGAACAAAGAACGCTGGTTATAGCACAGGAACCACGGAAATTTACGGTGGATTCAGAAGATCGCATAAATACTATTGAGGCTGAATCTAGGTCAAGAATCATACCTTCTGAAAGCAGAAAGCTAGAGATTCAAAACCTAACTTTAGTTGAGGTAGCAGGCAATCCACTAGACAGGAGAGAAAGTTAATGGGACATACACTAACAGGATTCAAGCAGGACAGAGTTGGACCTTACATTGAAAAAGATCCATATGCCGTGCTAGATTATACCCTGGATTGGACCAACTGGATGCCTAGTGGAGAAGTAATCTCCAGCATAACAGTAACAGTTGAAACAATATCAGGGGACGCGAGTCCTTTGGCTGTAGACAGTTCAACCAACACAAATTACCTATCAACAGCAATATTAAGTGCTGGTACGGCAGGTAACATTTACAATGTTGAATACAAGATAGTAACTGATAACAGCAAACAGGATTCAAGAAACATTAGAATAAAAGTCGTGGAGAGACAAGCATAATGTCAGATACAGAGCAAAAAAATACAAACAGAAAATACAAGACCATAGATAGAGATCTTGTGTACAAACTGTCTTGTATCCAATGCTCAGATCAGGAGATTGCTGAAGTGGTAGGTACAACTGCCGCAACATTAAGAAAAAGATTTGGAAATATACTAGACAAAGGCAAACAAGAAGGCAAAAAAACATTAAGGCGAGCTATGTGGGAAAAGGCAATGAACGGGGACACAAGGATTCAAATTTTCTTATCAAAGCAGTACCTTGGTATGAAGGATACACCAGAGGACAGTGAAAATAAAATGCCATTACCTTGGGAGGACTAATGCCTTTAAGCACCCCCCAAAAGAGTATATGTGATTCAGAAGCCAGATTCCGTGTAGCGGTTACTGGACGTAGATTTGGTAAGACACACGTGGCAATGAGAGAATTGGCACGTTTTGCCAGCCAACCAGATAAATTGGTTTGGTATGTAGCACCTAGCTATAGGATGGCAAAGAACATTGTGTGGGACCAACTAAAGGATAGATTAAAGTCCTTGCGTTGGGTAGATGCTACCAATGAGGCGGAAATGTATATGCGTCTTAAGAATGGTAGCAAAATATATTTGAAAGGAGCAGATGCTCCTGACAGTTTGAGAGGAGTTGGATTGGACTTTTTGGTGTTAGATGAGTTTCAAGATATTGAACCCAAAGCATTTACTGAAGTGCTTAGACCAACCTTATCTGACAAAAACGGACACGCACTGTTCTTAGGCACACCAAGAGGTGTTGGCTCATGGAGCCATGAAATGTATTCAATGGCAGGTATAACAGATGATTGGGATAGCTTTACATACACCACACTTGAAGGTGGCCAGGTTCCAGAAGCTGAAGTTGAAGCGGCAAAAAGGGACATGGATGAAAGAACATTTGAACAGGAATACATGGCAACGTTTACAACCTATTCAGGTGTAGTTTATTACAACTTTGATAGAGAACAAACCATTATGCCTTGTAACAACATGGATACAAGAGAAATACACTGTGGGATTGATTTCAACGTTGATCCAATGAGTGTAGCAGTGTCAGTTATTGAAGGCAACACTGTTAACTTTATAGATGAAATTTGTATCAGAGGTTCAAACACAGATGAAGCTTGTGATGAACTTAAACGTAGATATCCTAATTCAAGGATCATTATGTATCCAGATCCAGCAGGTAGACAAAGGAAAACATCAGCTGGTGGACGCACAGATATTTCTATCCTACAAAACGCAGGATTCACAGTAAAGGTCAGGAACAGTCACACAGCAATTAGAGACAGGGTAAACTCTGTCAACGCAAAATTAAAGAACACGCAGGGAACACGCACCTTGTTCGTTGACCCCAAGTGTAGAAACATAATAAGTAGTTTAGAAAAGATGGTATACAAACCAGGTACGTCCGTAATTGAAAAGGACGGTGAATTAGACCATATGGCAGATGCCGTTGGTTATTTGTGTGACTTCTTGTTCCCATTAAGAACAGAACACACTACTTCAGAACCACAGCGTTGGGCATTTTCTGGTAGTACACATAACAGGAGATATAGCTAATGCCAGCAATAAGAGACAGGATAATTAAAGGTGGTTCAATACAAAATATAGACTATTTGGTAGAATCACATACAGCATACAAACACTACATAAACAGATGGTTGTTTTTAGGTGACAGCTTCCAGGGAGGTTACGATTACTACACAGGCAAATACCTGGAACCTTACTATTACGAATCAAGAGACGATTACGAAAAACGTTTGAGAATGGTTGGACTAGACAACCATGTAAAAAGCGTTGTTGGTATATACAACAGTTTCTTGTTCCGCAAGGAAGTTAAGAGAGAGTATGGATCAATAGCAAACGATCCAGGACTAGAACCATTCCTCAAAGACGCAGATCTAGATGGTAGAAGCTTTGAAAGTTTCATGAAAGACCTAAGTGCTTACGCAATGGTATATGGTAATGTATGGTGTGTTATAGACAAACCAAACGTTGTAACAAGAACAAGGGCAGATGAACTAGAACAGTCAATACGTCCTTACGTTTCTATGTTTACTCCTGACAACGTATTGGATTGGAGCTATGATAGACTTACAAATGGTCTTTACGTTCTTACATATCTCAAAGTAAAAGAAGAGATTGCTGACAACAAACAGTACATTAGAGAATACACTCCTGAAGAAATAAACGTATACCTAATTGATGCTGATGAAAAAGAAGCAGACCTAGTTGAAACTATTCCAAACGCATTAGGCAGAGTGCCTGCGGTATGTGTATACGCACAGCGTTCAAACATACGTGGTGTTGGTATTAGTGCCATTGGAGACATAGCAGACATACAAAAAGAATTAAATGAATATTCAAGTGAGATGGAGCAAATTATTAGACTAACTAATCATCCATCACTTGTTAAAGAAGTGGGCGTTGAAGCGGCGGCTGGAGCAGGATCAATTATACAAATACCACAAGGTGCTGATCCAGGACTTAAACCTTATTTGCTACAACCTAATGGAGCAAGTATTGACAGTCTCATTAACGCAATGGATAAGAGGGTAGAAGCAATTGATAGAATGGCTTGCCTAGGTGGCATACGTTCTATTGAAAGCAGACGTTTGTCAGGTATAGGTTTACAAACGGAGTTCCAAATGCTAAATGCTAAATTGGCAGACTTCGCAATGAACTATGAACACGCTGAAGAACAGATTTGGCGTTGTTGGGCAATGTACCAAGGCAACGTATGGAATGGTGAAGTTGAATATGCTAGATCATTCTCAATCCAGGACAAAGCAAATGACGTGGCTATGCTGAAATTAGCCAAGGAGGCAAACATTGCTGATCCTAATATTGTTGACGCATTGGACAAGGAAATATATGAAACAATTATGGAGCAACCTTACGAAGCGCCACAGTTACAAACAACAATGACACACACTCCTATGACCAATCCACAGGACATGATCAATCATATGAGAGAGATGTTACAGCAAGGTTATACCAATGAACAGATATTGGAACTTCATCCAGAAATAGCACAGTTCTTTGGGAATAATCAGGATGGGTAAGTATGTACCAGATAGGGACTTTATACATGGCACTGAAAAAAACATTAGGCAAGTGTTGGCAGAGTATAACGAAAACATACACAAATTTGAAACAAAAGATTCTAAGGCGGCAGGCGTGAGGGCACGAAAGAATCTACTGGAACTGTTCCATCTATGTAGAACAAGACGCAAGGAAATATTGGAACGTAGCAAAACACTAGGATGGCAAGAACATCCAAGTTGGGAGGGCATAAATGAAAGTTGAAGTAACAGATTTGGAAAAGCGTATGTCTAGCATTGAGGACAAGCTGGACCTTATTGTAGACAATCATCTAAAGCATCTTAACATATACACGAAGATTGGATTGTTTTTGATAACAGTTAGTGTAATTGTAAGCCTATCAGCAATAGGCATCAGTTTAGGATATTTGGATGGCATCAAAGAAATCATCTAGAAGACGGGTACCAAAAGACAAGAAAACAGGTATACCTAAAAAGTATCTAAGTGGGCTCACAGGCGCACGTAGAAGCGCCGTAGCACGTCTTCAAACAAGAATAAGCAAACTTGCCAAGGCAGGCAAGAGAATACCACAAAGTTTAATTGATAGGAGAGTTAATCTTGGCAAAAAGAAAACCTCTAAGACAAAGCGTCGTTAAAAGTTTACAGGCCAAGGCAAAACGTAGTGGCATACCTGTAGGTACTCTGCGTAAAGTATTTCGTCGTGGACAGGGTGCGTTTTTAAGTTCAGGATCAAGACCAGGCATAGGAATGGCACAATGGGCAATGGGCAGAGTAAACAGTTTTATCAGAGGCTCAAGAAAACATGATCTAGATTTACGTAGAAGCATGAGGAGAAAAAGGTAATGCCTAAACCAACCAAAGCAATGATGCGTAACGCCAAGAGAGCATTGGCACTTAGAAACAAAGCACCAGCAAGTCGTAAGGGCATGACACCAGTAGGACTACAAAGGGCAAATCAATTTTCAAAAGGAAAAAACGTTTCAATGGCAACTGTAAAAAGAACATTTAGTTTTTTAAGCAGAGCAAAAGCATATTACAAGCCAGGCAAGAATACACCTGGCACACAGGCTTATTTAGGATGGGGAGGTTCAGCAGGCTTGAGTTGGGCTAGAAACATTCTAAAGAAGGGACGCAAATGATTACTGCGTCAAGTCTTGGAGGACTCCAAGGCGAACGTATGCGAAAGCGTAGGTTTAAATTAAAATCAATAGGGAGAGATATCATGGCAATGCGTGGTGGTAAAAAGAAGAAGAAAAAAACAAACCGTGGCGGAAGACGCCGTAAATAAGCTGAAAAAGTTTAGGTTTGATAAATACAACATACTGCTAATAGAGGGCAGGTGGTAGAACTCAACCAATTAGAAAGAGGTATATAATGGACGCAGAAAACCAAGCGGAAAAAACGGAGACAACTGCTTCTCCACAAGAACAGCAGGTAGCAGAAACGCAGGTAGTTAAGGAAGACACCTTTAACCAAGATGATGTAAATCGCATTGTTGCGGATAGGGTGGCAAGAGAAAGAGCCAAGTTTGAAAAGCAATATTCAGGCGTGGATCTAGACCACTACAAGAATCTTGTTGAAGCTGAAGAGCAACGCAAGAAGGAAGAACTTGAGAAACGTGGTGAGTACGAAAAACTGTTGAGCGAGCAGGCGGAGAAATTCACAGGCAAGATCAAACAGTATGAGAACGAACTACACAGTATCAAGGTTGACGGTACTTTGTTAAATGAAGCAAGTAGTCAAAAGGCAGTAAATCCACAGCAAGTGGTTTCATTGTTGAAAGGACAGATCAAGCTGAATGAAGCAGGTGCTATTGATGTAGTGGACGCAAATGGACAGGTCAGATATGACGAAATGGGTAAACCAGTTCAAGTATCAACCCTGGTAAATGAATTCCTTACAGCAAATCCTCATTTCGTACAGGCAGGACCAAGTGGTGCTGGTACAAGTAACGGAATAGGCAAGCAACCTACGGTAGATAATGACATATCCAAGTTGGATATGAACAAGCCCCAAGATAGGGCACAATATGCGGAGATCATGAAAAATCGTGGAGTCCGTATTTAAATTGCTACTAAAGGAGAAACATTATGGCACAAGAAGCAACCGCAAGTGTATTAAGTGAACTATACGCTAATATGGTACAAGCGGCATTATTCACTCTTTCAGAGAGAACAGTAATCAGACCGCTCGTAAAAAACTATGATATGACTGGAACACCAGGCTTAACAGCACAGGTTCCAATCTATCCAGCACTATCAGCCGCTGATCTAACAGACGGTACTGATATGTCAAACACAGCTTTTAACACAACTTCAAAGACTATCACAGCCGCTGAAGTAGGTGTTATGGTTGAACTAACTGACTTGGCTAAAGAGTCAGCTAACGAAGACGTAGCCGCGGCTATTGGACGTCAAATGGGTGACGCAATGGCAGTGAAGGTGGACACAGATCTAGCTACATTATTCCAAGGCTTTTCAAATTCAGTAGGTTCTGGCGATGAAGAAATTACTACAGAGACTTTCTTCAAAGCGGCCGCTACACTGAAAAATAACAAGGCTCCTGGACCATACGTAGCTGTTATTTCACCAAACCAAGCATTACAGCTTAAGAAAGTGTTAACTAACGCAGGTGCTACTATGTCACACAACCTAAGTGACATTGGTAATATCGCACTTAGAGACGGTTTCGTAGGCAGACTTGCTGGTATTGACATTTTTGAGTCAACAGTAGTAACTGACGCAACACCAGACTCAGCTGGTGCTGGTATTGGTGCTGTATTTGCTCAAGACGCAATTGGCTACATGGTTAAGCGTAACATGAGAATTGAAACACAAAGAGATGCTTCAGCAAGAGCTGATGAAATCGTTGGTACAATGGCTTATGGTTCCGCAGAACTGTTTGACGCTTATGGCGTTAAGTTGATCGCAGACGACCAACAGTAATCATAAAGATATTGAATAGGGGGATTTTGCCCCCTATTCTTTTGTAACTGATAAATATACATGGATAGGGCAGTACCTTATACCATAATAGGAGGAAGTACCTCATGCCAACATTAGCAACGATAAGTGACGTACAAGAATACGAACCAGACATTTTAAACTACGGCATCCAAGACTTTGATGCTGAAATCACAAAAGCACAATCAGATGTTTTTAGAGATCTAAGGATCCGCTGGTTTCCAACTTATTCAATCAATGTATACGATATTAAAAAATTAGCTGGTAACAACCTAGAGCCAGACGAAGACCTGTATACTGCTTCACAACTAACAAGGGCAACAGCCTATCATGCGTTAGGTTTTCATATCTATCCAAAATTAGCAAAATTTGAACCAGAGACTGATCTATTTGAACGTAAAATGGAGTTCTATAGAAAAGAATACGAACGTGAATTTGATCTAGTCTTAAGAGACGGAGTAGAATATGATGCGGACAGTAGTGGTACAGTGGATGACATTGAAAGAGAACCAACACACTACCTACGCCTTAAAAGGTAGAGTGTAAATGTCAAACAGAGAAGCAATCACACAAAACATTATAGAAGTGCTAGGGGACATGAATCCACCTAGACCATCATTTGTCACACGTGAACCATTTGACGTGGACAAATTAGCAATTACACAGTTTCCCGCAGTATTGGTAACCACAGGCAATGAAACAAGAGAAGATCATGCCATGGGTGGTGCTAGGCGCGGCATCATAGAAATTAACATTAGAGGATATGTGCGTTCAGACGGACGTCAAGGTCATGTACAAAGCGTTGATGAAAAGCGAAATGAACTAATAGAACGCATTGAAGAGCAACTCAACGCAAATAGAGACAGGGACTTGACAAGTGCTCGTGCGGCAACGACGCGAGTCACTGAAATAACTGTAGTGGACAGAACACCACCATTGGGTGAATTCAACATGGTGGCAGAAGTACATTACTCATTTACTAAAGGAGCGACATAATGGCTGTAACACAGTATACACTAATGAGAAAAGACGGTTATCCAAATCAACATATTGAACCGTCAAAATTACAAAGGTTTCTGAAGGAAGGTTGGACAATAGTTGATGACCAACCCACAGAAAAAAAGTCACCCCGCAAAAGTAGTAAGAAAAAAATTACTGCGGATGCCCAAGTGACTTCAGAAGCATCTACGGATTATGCCTGGAATGATTACGAGGAGCTAAAAGATCTCGCACCAGAACAGGTAGAAGACGAAGATGACACAACTGCCAACAAGGAGGAATAATTATGGCAACTTATACAGGTGAAAATGGACAGGTTGATATCACACACGAAGATACATCTGGTCTAACTACTATTGCCCAAGTTCGTTCCTGGACAGTGGAACACACAAAAGATGTGATTGAAGACACAGTCATGGGCGATGCGGCAAGAACATACAAGAGTGGACTACACCAGTTCACAGGATCAATGGAAGTCATCTATGATGATGGACACACAGCGGCAAGTAATGCCTTTGATGCGTCACAGGATGGAGACTTAACCGTTGAATTCTACACAACAGCACCAAGTGGTGGTGGACAAAAGTTTAGTGGATCTATCATTGTAACTTCTGTATCAAGAACAGCAAGTTTTGATGATCTAATCACAGCTACAGTCAACTTCCAAGGTACTGGAGCATTAACGATTGCGGCCGCGTAATTGTTATGTTACAAATTAGGGTTCTAGGCAATCAACGGGTTATGGCCTCTCTTGAACGAGAAAAAGAGAAACTCATAGACCTTGTGGCCAAAGATACAAAGGACGTGGCTGTAAAAAACACGCCCATTGATAAAGGACGAGCAAGACGCGGTTGGCGCCTAGAAGGTGCGTTTCAAGAAAAACGCATTGTCAACCGTGTGCCCTACATTGACGTCTTAGAAAAAGGTCACTCAAAACAAGCACCTAGGGGTATATTAGGGCCTACACTTAGGGAGATATCACAAAGGAGATATAAATGAGCGTAATGAACAACGTAAAGCAACACTACCAAGATCAATTGGCAGGTGGCTTGAATAAAATAGTAGTACCTGAATGGAAAACAGACATTTATTATAAGGCAACATATCCATTTGCTGTTGAATCAAAAATTTTGAATCTTCAACAACAAGGTAAAACAGTAGAAGCATTGGTAGAAAGCCTAATCCAAAAGGCTTTGGATCCAGATGGAAAGCCAATGTTTACAAGAATGGACAAAAGTGCTTTGATGAATGAAGCTGATCCTAAGGTATTGTTAAAAGTTTGTACTGAGCTAAACGGCGCTATCAGTGAATACGAGGCCGTTGAAAAAAACTAAAGGAGGACATTGAGCTCCAATTGTTGATGCGTATAGCGGAAACGCTTACGATGCCTTTGGAGAAGGTTTTACAACTCAGTGTCCTTGAAATAAACCTTTGGTATGCTTGGTTTAAGCTACAACACAATAAAGGTAAGGAGAGCATGAATCGTGGCAACGCAAACACTAGAAATCCGCGTCCTAGATAAGACAGCTACGTCGCTTAGGAACATATCACAAAGGGTAACAGCCCTTAACCAAGGTCTTCTTGGCGTGAATAAGGTAGCAGGTCTAGCCGCAACAGCTTTAGGTGCCATTGGAGGTGCCAATATCATTAGAAGGGTTGTTGGTGTATCACAACGCTTTGAGGACTTACGAACCACATTAAAAAGTGTAACAGGTAGTGCTAATGCTGGTGCTGAAGCATTTGATTTCATATCAACATTTTCAACAAAAACACAGTTTGGCATAGAAGATCTTACAAACACATTTGTAAAACTTAAAACAGCAGGTATTGAACCTACAGAAGAACTCCTTACAACATTTACAGATGCCGCGGCTGTTACAACTGACCAAATAGGATCATTACAAGCCATCACAGACTTGTTTAGTAGAACAGTAGGCGGTGGTTTAGGCCTTGAAGAACTAGAAAGATTAGGTGATAGAGGTGTTCCTGTGCTTACTATCCTTAGAGATAAACTTGGACTTGCCAGAGACCAAATATCTGAATTTGGTAAGAGTGCTGAAGGAGCCAGAAAAATTACAGAAGCCTTAGCTGAAGGCATCAGAGAACAGTTTGGTGGAGCAACAGAGGCAAGACTAAACAATCTAAGTACATCATTTTCAAACTTTAACATCGCATTGGATAAAGCGGCAGATAAATTAGGCCAACAGGGCTTTTCTTTGGCGCTTGGTGACCTTACAAAAGAAATAACAACACTGATTGAAGAAAATGACGAATTCGTTGTATCCATAGGTACAAAACTTACAAAAGCATTCTTATTCACGGTTGAAGCAATAAAATTGGTTATCCAAAACATGGATATTTTGATAACTGTGTTTGGTATATTCTTTGGCTTAAAAATTGTAGCAGGTTTGACATCCATTGCCCTTGCTTTTGGTAGTACATTGGCTAGATCTATAATGGTTGCCACAAAAGCAATTAGGTTATTAACCATTGCGGCTAAAGCCAATCCAATATTACTTGGTGCTTCATTGGCGGCGGCTGGTGTCGCCATGCTATCAGATAGCTTTGACGAATTTATGAATAAGATTGGTGTAACTGATGAAATGCTTGACAAAGTTGGTGATGCTATTGGAGACTTTGTACCTGATGCTATTACAGACGTTGGTTTAGCAATTGACCATGTAGCAACTTCATTTGGTGAGGTTGATAAAAAGGTCAAAGACATTGAAGCCAGACTTAGAGAATTGCGTAAGGCGGCTGAAAAGGCATCAGACACACAAACTGACGGCAACGATAAAACAAAAGAAAGCCTTACTGAAGCACAAAAGGCATATGATAATCTTTTGATATCAATTGATAATGTCATAGAAAAAAGTAAACTAAATGCGGAAGTCATTGAAATTGTAAAGCAAAAATACGATGACAAAACATTGACTCTTGAAGTTTATGAAGCAATGATGAAAAAGTTAGACAAAACTTTTGTAACTTCCGCAGAAAAGAAAAAGAAAGATGCTGAAGCCTTAGAAACATTGAAGGACAAACTTGAATCTTCAATGGACACATACAAAGAATTTACACATACAATTGAACAATCTGCTAGACAGGCCGCAGATGCTGACATTGCCATTTTCCAAGAGGCACTGGATAAGAATTTAATCAGCCAAGAAAAGTTCAATGAATTGAGAGACGCCGCAAACAAAAGTGTGGCACAAACAATCTTAGAACAAGAAATGGAATTGGCAAACAAATTAGCTGACATTGAAGATCAAAAACTTAAAAAAGCAAAAGAGGCAATGGATGCTAGGGTCAGGGCGGTTGTAACAGGCCAAGGCCAAATATTGAGTGCTGAAGATCAAGCTGTTTTACAAAAACAAGGTCAAGAAAAGAAAATAGAAGATCGTGTTAAAGAAAGAACAGAATTTGAACAAAAGTCAGAACTTGAAAAAACACAGTTTGGTATTTCACAGGGCAAGAAGTTTTTTGAAGCATTAGGCTCACAGAACAAACAGTTTTTTGCGGCAATGAAAGCATTTGCCATAGCAGAAGCAATCATTAACACATACCAAGGTGCCACAAAAGCCCTAGCAACTTATCCACCGCCATTCAACTTTATTGCGGCGGCGGCTACAGTAGCGGCAGGTTTGGCACAGGTATCAACTATTAGAGCACAACAACCTGTAGGAGCACAAAGAGGTGGAGCCTTAAGGGCAGGACAAAGTGCCATTGTAGGTGAAGATGGTCCAGAACTACTTGTACCAAAACAACCTTCAACAGTTATACCAAGAGAAGTAGCAGAAGCAATTGATGGCATGGGAGGTCGCAGTCAACCAGTTACTGTAAACTTTAACATCAACACTGTAGACGCAAGAGACTTTGATGACCTACTTGTAGAAAGAAGGGCAACAATTACTGGTATTATTAACAACGCAATGAGACAACAAGGAAGGATGGGTGTAGTATAATGGCATACATAGGTACATTTCCAACGTCACCTGGTTTTCAGTCTGTAAATTTTTCAATGAATACCAGCACAAAAAGAACACAAGCCGCGAGTGGTAGGATTATTAGAGCAACAAATTCAACAACTGTGTTTGGAGGTACATTACAGTTTCCTCCAATGACACAAGCAGAATTTAGACCAATACAGGCTTTTATAGCACAAACAGATGGTGGACTAAATGAGTTTGATATTGTTATACCAACTGTGAGTGAATCACAAGCAACTGATATTATTACTGGTCAAAGCATAGCATCAATCATAGATGGTAGATTGTTTGTAGATGGGGCACATTCAGCAGGTGATACAACAATCAACATTACAACACTGCCAGACTCAGCAGGAACGGCACTAGGTGACCAAGTATTGTTAAAAGCAGGTGATGTTGTAAGATTTGCTGGCCATACAAAAGTATACATGGCATCAACAGACATAAACACGGATTCAGCAGGCGGTGCCATACTAAACATCAAGCCTGGACTTGTAGAAGCACTAACGGATGAAGAAGGTATTACTTCAACCAATGTGCCTTTCAGAATGATATTGAACAATGATGTTCAAGAGTTTAACTATAGAACAGATGAATTAGTTGAATATGAAATAGATGTAATTGAGGCGATCTAATGACGAGAGAATTTAGCTCCGTACAAAACAGCCATTTAGCTGGTGATGAATTAATCAGCTACACACTGATTGACATTGGTGTAAATGGAGCCTCAGATCTTTATTATACGGATGGACCTTATGATGTTACCTACAACAGCCAATCCTATTCAGCACAAGGCAATTTTTTGGGCATCTCAGAAACCCAAGAGACGGCGGATCTTAAGATAACAAGCATCAACATTGTGCTCAGTGCGTTGGATCTTACAACTGTACAAACACTGGCAAAGTCAAACCAAATAAATCAAAATGTATCAGTAAGACGTGTGTTTTTCAATCCTGAAACAGAAACGCTTGTAGGTGACAGTGCTGGCGATCAAGCCATTACATTATTCAAGGGCAAGATAGCAGGATATAGAATACAAGACACGGACGACACGGCAACACTGACAATTGAAGTAACAAGCCAATTTGCTAACTTTGATAAAAAGACTGGTAGACGTACCAACCTAGTAAGTTTCCAAAGAGAATTTTCTACGGACTTTGGTATGGAGTACAGCCATGATAGCTTATTGGACATTAAATGGGGTAAGAAATAATGGTAAGAGCACCAAGCACAACAGACCTAGACGCTATTGCTAATCTTACGTTGATACACTGTAAGGACGCAGGCATGGACGGACATGACAGCGTGGACAAACGTAGGGTGAAACAACAGTTGAGACAGATTATGATACAGGCCAACTACCAAATGTTCATAGCTGAGCAACGAGGTGAGATAGTTGGTTACATCATTGGTAGCATTGAAGAAAAGTTTTGGAACAACAAACGCTATGGTGAAATCATGTATATCTTTATACATCCAGAAGTTAGAAATAAATTGCTGTTGGATGATCTATGGAAATACATGACCAATTGGTTCTTGGAAAATAATTGTATGTATTACCAGGCAAGTGTATTGGCCCATGATGCCAAATATGAGGTACGGTCTGAATATGTAAATAAAGCTAGAAAGTATTTTGGTGAGCATAACAAAATGAATGAAGTAGGATATCATTTTTGTGCTGAACTAGGGAGAGATGAATGGGCGGCATAGCCAAAGGCATTGGTAAAGTTATTGGCGGCATTGGCAAGGTAATTGTTGGCGCTATCAAGGGTGTTGTCAACTTTGTTGGCGATGTTATTGGCTTTGTATTAAATCCTTTTGGCGCTATGGATACACCAGATATTCCAGATCCAGGGCAACAGGCACAGGGTGTTACAGTTACCAAACAGGGCACAAATTTAGCAATACCTGTGGTGTATGGATTTAGGAGAGTTGGCGGAGTTAACATCTTCACTGAGACAAATGGTACGAGCAACAAATATCTCTATGTTGTTTACGCACTATGTGAAGGAGAGATTGAGGGCGTCGCTAAGGTATTGGTAAATGACATTGAATTACCTTTACCTTCAGGCGGCAAGTATACAGCTGGCACTGTTCATTCAGTAGGAGCTGGTAGATACAAGAATAGAATTAAACTACAGTTTTTTAACGGCACTGAATCACAAGGACAAAGCAGTTTAGCCAATGAAGCGGCTACATGGGGTAAGAGAAGTAGAAAACTACCAGGACTTGCCTATGCTGTAATGCGTTTTGAATGGAGTGAAATAAAAACACAAGAAGACGCAGATAACAATCCATTCTCAGGTGGTATACCACAGGTTAGGTTTGATGTGCTAGGTAAAAAGGTATTTGACGTTAGAACACACACAGCTGGGAACATTGAACTGTCTACGGCGTACGGAAGTAGAACAAAAACTTACAGTTTCAACCCTGCTTCTTGTTTATTAGACTATTTAGAAAATCCTAGATACGGAGCAGGACTTGATGTGTCAGAAATACACGCAGAAAGTTTTAGGATTGCCGCAAACAAATATGAACAGACAGTAAACTATACACCAAGCATTTCAGGTAGAGCATTGACAATGAATGCTGTGGTAGAAACCAATAACAAGATCCTAGACAATGTAAAGATACTAACAGCTGGTGCTAGAGGTATAATGCCTTTCGTACAAGGTCGTTATAAACTAAAGGTAGAAGATGGAGGCAACGCTACGGACATCACTTCATCAACGGTAACAGTAGCACTAGACGTTGACAAGGACAGGATTGTTGGCGGCATAACAATGGATGGTGAACGTAAAGGTTCCAAGTTCAATCAAGTTCTCGTAAATTATGTTGATCCAGACAGAGACTTTACAAACCAACAAAGGGTGTTTACCGTATCAGGTGATGAAACTGTTGACAATGAAGAAGAACTTACAGGTGAATTTACTTTCCATACTCTTACAAACAGCCAAATAGCATTTGACCTTGCTGAAATGATTTACAAGAAAAGCCGTAAGCAAAGACAGATTGAATTCACAGGTACCCAAGAACTACTTGACGTTGAAGTTGGTGATATCATTAGGGTTACTGACACAATACTTGATCTAAGTTTACAGACATTTAGGGTAACAGGTTTACGACTATTATCAGATGGCAACGTAAAGGTAGATGCCGCTGAACATGACGCAACGCTGTATCCATTTACAACTGGACCACAGATTGAAATACCACCACCACTTTATAGACCAGATGAATTTATGGTCATTCCATATGTGCGTCCTTTACCAGAAAACGCACTAGGTTTGTTTCCTCCTTTTGATCCAGATGATTCAGCAGGAGCACAAACAGGATTGCCACCTAGCTTTGATATACCATTAGAAAAATTAGACAAGTTTGACAACTTCAATAGGGCTTACTTGGCAATCAACTATGATCAATTTATTAATAACGGTGTTGGTTTGTTACCATTAACTAGGGCGGCTTATGATGGCGGATTCTTCTTACCATGTGTAACTAATCAAGATCCTTACACACAATTATCATTAACAGACGTGGACATAGGCGCTGTACCTAATCCTAATTTTTATAATGTGCCTGGTTATGGTAAGATGTTTGCTTTTGGTGACCAAGGACTGTTTCATACACCAAAGTCTAACAAACAAGACTCAAGAGTTGCTAATAACACAGCCGCAGGATTTGGTGAAGATTGGCCAAGTGATTACCCATTGTATAATCCTTTGACAGAAGACAGTAGTGGTGCCGTTTTTGTTGATCCAAACACAAGACCAGATGCTTATAAGATAGCGGCATTTGACAGACTAAAAAGACCTATAAAAGGTTACGCAAAGCAAGTTCAATTAACCACAGGCGTTTCCTATGAATTGACTCTTTGTATGCCTAGAGATGCTTTTGTGAATGAATTTGTCATTGAACGTGTAGACCAACAAAGTGGTACTGTAAAAGAACAAATTATATATCAGCTGAGGCAGGCAAGAAATAATACGAACAAAAAAGATCCTTTCTATGAATTTACTGGGGTTGGAAAACCACTTACCATTACATTTACTCCTAGAGATCCAGCAGACTTTATTAGGGTACGTTGGCGTAAGAGAATTGACACTGTACAGATGGACTTTGCTGATGGCAGTAACCTACATGAATTTAGACAGGATAATCCAAACGGATATACATATGGCAGTGGAGGATTCAGACGAACAGATACCAACATTGAAGCATTTTTAAACTACCTACAAGCACTAAGATATGGCGCGGCTGTATCAAGTGGCACAGCAGGTAATAATTCAGTAAACGTGAACATGGATATTTAGGATGGCAACAGGTAACGGATATTATAACAGAGGCGAAGGATACTACCAAGCACAAACAACAGTTACTTGGGACACGTATGGTGACAGTGCTGGCACTGGTTGGGACTTTTGGCAGTTTTGGGACAGTAATGGTATTGACCTGGGCTTTCCAATTGAACCAGACCTACCATTAACATTTACAACAGACATAATTGACAATGGATCAGTACAGTTAATAAATCCTTTGGTTACTGTTGACGCAAGCCATTCAGCAACACTTACAATACAGTATGGAAACACCATTGACAGCAGTGGCGGAGCAATTGACAGTCCTAACAGCGTAACAATAAGTCCAAACACAAGTTCAGTAGAAGCAATAAAGGCAAGGTATTTTATAGTAACCGTTTCAGTAGACAACGACGAAGACAGTGCTGGCGTTACAGTTGATGAAAATACGTTTGTTATGCCATATATCAAGAACATTAACGTACAACTTTCATCAGACAAGATTACAAGAACAGTAAATGACCTAAACAGTGACACACTGTCAGGATCAGTGGGCATACGTCAATTAGACGCAGGTTCTATCAGCGGAATTGGTAGCGTAGAAGCAATAATTACGCAACCACATACTGTTGTGTCAAAATACGTGGCAGATGATTATGTGGTTGAAGGAGATAGTGGTGATGGTAATTATTTCTTATTGGATACAGGTGTTACACCGTTTATCTTTATTGATAAATCCACTACGCCGCCAACGTTAAATATATTTGACGCCAATACGTTTGGTGCTAGAAAAAATATTGATTGTACGTTTGACGCAATCGTAACAGGAATGAAACAAATATCAACGGACAGTACAGGGTCCATTAGGGAAGCATAATGACAGTAGATTTACCAAGCAACGCACCATTTGACAATGATGATGACAGTCTAAAAGACGCAAGACCACAACTAAAAACACTGGTTGATGGTTTCAACACCATTGCCGCGGACTACAACGCAAACCTTTTAGGAGGCACAAGTGCTACAGCTTTGATCACAGGAGACAAAGCAAATAACTTTTCAAACGGTGTAAGTACGTCAAATCAAACAACAAATTTTACCTACACAGGTTTAGAAGATCCATCAGGCATTGTAACTATTAACGGAGACAGTGCTGGCTTGTTTAGCGACTTTAAATTAGCAGTTGGAAAACACAGCATTTTTGTAGAAACATATTATGAAATACAAAGTCCTGCCGCTACAAACTTAGGTACTAATTTTCAAATCATATTCAACAAAGACGGTGCTGAAGAATTTGCTAGACGTGAAATGAATAGAAGTAGCGATAGCTGTACCTTGTTTGGTATTGTTGAAAGCAACGGTAATAATGACTTTGACGTTGCGTTGATAAACAATGTACCAATAGCACCACAGACTGTAACTTTTAAAGAACAAGGACAAGCAACAGGTAGTCCAATTATTAGAATACTAATACAACAATTAACGACATCATAGGAGGTATAACATGGGATGGGCAACATCAAGCAATGTAGTAACAACTAACTTAGACAGTGGAACAGATTCTCCAGCTTTGGCTAGAGGTGACATCAAAGCGGCATTTGACGAATTAACAAATGTTATTGATGGTAGAGCAACTGCTAATGGAGTAGCTTCGCTTGACTCAAACACTCTAGTACCTGCTACTCAACTACCAGATGAATTAAACAGTTCTTCAGGTAATAATCTAACATTAGATCCTTCTACAGACAAGGTTGTTTTGGAACACATTCTCAAACTAAATCCACAAACTGTAGCACAATTGAACGCAAGGACTGATATCACACAAGGTGACATCGCTTTCTGTTCAAACGGTGACGCAGGAACAGAATGTTTGGCAGTGGCAGTTATTGAAGATGATTCAGCAGGCAATCCAACTTGGAAGGTTGTACAAATAGGAAACGCAATAGCCACATCATAAAGTAAAGGACAGAAGTAATGTCAGTGAAGGGCTCAGGACAACAAATGAGTAGGGATCCAGTTGAAAATCAACTGCGAAAAGAACATTGGACTGAATATAGGGACTGTCCAAAGTGCGGACACGACCATATAAGCATCAGCTTTGTTTTGAACGCAGGATCCAAGGGTAATTACTTAAATGATTACCAATACAACAAAGGCCGTATATACAAATATAAGTGTAATAAGTGTTATACAGCATGGCACAGCCCAGTATTTCTAAGGGTTGAACACAGCCACTTTTAGCACCTTTTTTTGCCTAAGTGATAAATACTTTGTAGGCAGAAAAATGGTAAAAAAATTAACAGCAAAACAACGAGACGAAAACTATATCCAATTAGTTAGGCAACGCAAACACGACAAGGCAATTGAAGAATTCGCCAAGGCATACCCTTTTGATCCCTTCAAAGAATCTATTACAGGCAAAGATTGGAAAAAATACAAAAAGGCACGTAGGCAAGCGAAGGACCAGTTGAAGTCCCTAAATTCAGTAAAACGTGGGTTGTAATATGACGGCTAATGACCCCACACTATGGTATGTTGCTTAACAGGCATACCACGAATTGGGCCGCAGGTTGCTGTGTAAACAGTTGGAAGTTTCAATACATCCGTCTTCCGTAAAACCTTGTTATGTCGCGTGGTGAGACGCCAAGCGAGACGGCTATGGTAGTGAGGCATTTTTTTTGTGCCAGAAACTACTATAGCCGTCGTGTGACTTCAACGCCAAGCATAAAGCAATTCAATTACGTCTATTTTAGTTTGAGCGATAGCAATTACAAGTCACGAAGTGACGCAGTAAGACAAACGCAGTTTGGCTTGTATGTGTAAAAAAACGCCACTTTTAGTGTGGTTGTGTGTAGATCTGATAAGTATATGTGTAGGAAGTAGTTTAGGTTAGGCTGTCTACAAATATCTAACCTAATGCCATTGATGTGTACCTTAAGACATTTTTTACTCCTAATCTAAACTGTTGTAACTTGGTACACGTTCCTAAATTCTTGTTAGGCTACTTCCTACATCTATTCCAATAAATACTTTCATGTGCGGAGTTTACGGTATAACATGGGTTGATGAGACCTACGTCAGAGACATGATGGTAAAATGCGGTCATAGAGGTCCTGATGCCAGCTCCGTGTACACAGATAACAAATGTGTAACATTAGGACACAATCTCCTAGCTATAACGGACTCAGCACATACGTCAACACAGCCTTGGCGCACACCAAAGGGCAATGTGTTGGTGTACAATGGCGAGATATTCAACTATGACGAGCTGTGTGCGAAATATCATAAAGTTTTCCTACCAAAGACTCAGTGTGATACTGAACTGCTCGCATGGGGGCTAGATGAGTTTGGTACGCAATTTGTTGAACAGATTGACAGCCAACACGCATTCGCCTTTTGGGACTCACAGAAACTTACCGTAACTCTGTCAAGAGATCACGTGGGTATCAAGCCATTGTACTACCGTCACACGGGCCTCAAGGGCATTGAATTTGCTTCTGAAGTAAAGGCACTGATACACGGAGGCGAAACAGTTAATCCAATGGCGGAGGCCTGTTTCGCCTATTCAGGACTCAACGTTACACAGTACTCATTCTACAATGGCATCTACAAGATACTGCCAGGAGAAACCATTACCTTCCGTAGGTCAGAACAGGTAGGCTATCGCAGAGACATCGTCGTAGGCACTGAGGATGATTACTTTCGCCCACAGGAGTTTGTTGAAGAGGTAAGGTCAAGCGTACATCGTTGTATGCGTGGCGTAAGACAGCGTGGCATATTCCTAAGTGGAGGCATGGACTCAGCTGTCGTGGCACTACACGCCCAGGAGCTAGAGCCTGGCATAAGAACATTTACGTCAAGGGTATCACCAAATCCACGGGGCGGAGAAGACTACAATTCAGACGCAGACTGTGCCAAACAGTTAGCTAAACACCTAGGCACAACACACCAAGAAGTAATACACACAGAAAAAGATTGGGAACAGTTCCTTGACTCAGCATGGCAAGCCTGTGAAGAACCAATGTACAATTGGTCAATACCAATGTATCAACAGGTCAACAAAGCAATGGCAGACGCTGGTACCATCATTACTTTAGCAGGAGACATGGGTGATGAACTTACACTGGGATATCCTGCCTACTTCAAGTTCCAAAGCAAAACAGCCCTAAACAAGAACTTTCAACCAGAATACCGTAGCACTGTCAAGGCATGGCTGTCAAGGCTCAAACGACCACCAGGCATTGAAACTCGTATAAGCAAGGACAACCTAGCGGAGTTCCTAGCACATGGACCATTCAAGAATCTACAGCATACCTACGCACTTGCGGCTTACCAACGCATGGATCAGATAGGCAACTGTTCAGAAGACTTCTTTCGCCGTAATGATAGATTGGGTATGCTATACGGAATGGAAGGACGTTTTCCTTGGGCAAGTAAACAGCTGATGACATACTGTATGAACATAGATCCACAGGCAAAAGTTGAACTAGGACAGAAGGGCATGACCCGTACAGCATACAAAGAGCTACTGCCAGACTACATTACGAACAAATCAAAGACGGGTTGGACAGCTCCTATACAGCAATGGCGTGGCATACCAAAAGATCAACCAGCTGTAGAGATGTATAACAAATGGAGAACACATGGGATACGGTGACGATTTACTATGGATAAGAGACGCGGAACAACAGGGACACACTGTTAGACCCACAAGAAAAACAATACCAAAACCACACAAAGCCAACGAAGGATTATGGAAACATCTAGACTTCGTACAGCCCTCAGGTGAACCTTTGGATGAACTACAACACAAGGATGATCGTTGGGCACGTTGGTATCAGTTTGCGGGATGGCGACCCGTTCCTCCTAGCACACCAATTACAGACATTTGTCGTGGATCAGATTGGGACCTGGCGCATGACATTGAATCAAGACATGATAAGTTTGTACTGTTATGTCCAGACCCTAAAGGCCAAGGCAGTCATCATGATGTAAACAAAACATGGTATCATTGGCAAGCTCTCGCAGATATACTCGCAGACTACGATTGGGATCTAGTAAGAGTTACACACCAAGAAAGACCAGCAGTATACAAAGGCGTACACACCTACACAACTGATAACATAAGAAGCAGTTTGGCAGTGGTAGCCCAAGCTGATGCTGTGGTTACAACAGATGGATTTTGGCATCACGCCGCCGCATACACAGGCACAGACTGCGTGACCATATGGGGAAGCTGTACTGACTATCGCCGCCTAGGATATGACACACAAGCCAACATAGCAGACTATGAACAGCACGGCCCCTGCTATACTGTACATAGACG